TCGCTGCGCCAGCTTCATTAAATGGCGCGCAGGCAGATGTGCACATGGAATTTTTCGAATTGCAAATTGATGGCGATAGCTCGAATACCCATCCTGCTACCTTTTTGAAGTTCGTATAAAATGCCCACCCTTATTGTTGAAGACGGCACAGGTGTTGCTAACGCGAACACCTATATAGACGAAGCATACTTGTTAGCTTACGCGGCAGACAGGGGTTTTACTGCACCTTCGACCTCTCAAGTGCAACAGGAATACATCCTTGTCGCTATGGACTATCTGTCGTGGTACACGGATGAATTCCAAGGCAGTCGGAACGATTCCGAGAACGCGCTGCCTTGGCCCCGACAGAATGTTGTCATTGATGGTGCAGATGTTGCAGTTACTGCGATTCCATCACAGCTAAAAAACGCACAATCGCAGTTGGTTATTGCCCAACAACAACAAATTCAACTATTTCCAACTCCGAGAACATCCACAGTTGAGGGTTTAATTACTGAAAAGACTGTCGGTCCAATGACAAAGAAATTTGCATTTACAGGAAAAGGTATTGCAAATGCTAATGCTCCTATAAAGATAATGAGTGTTGAGATCTTCCTAAAACCTTTAGTTAGTTGCTCCAAAACAGCATTAAACACTTATAGAGTGTGAGTGACAGTGCCTTCTAACCCTAGTGATACATACGCACCAGCACAGTCCCAAGAACATACTGGCGTTATCACCCTTAACCCTACATTCGGGTTGCAATTAAATCGTTCAGATCGTTTTTACGCACTGAGTTTTGATGATATTTCACTTGATCCAGAAGAAGAGATTATATCGGCAAAACTTGTTATTCAAGAAATTAATAATGATTATGGTTCTCCTCGATTATATTTTGATGCCTCCCCTGTCGCTGATCCACTGACCAATACTTCGTTCGATATATCAAATCGAACTTTTACAACCGAGTATTTAGACGCCGGTAAGTTTGTTCCCGTAACCGGTGAAATTTCTATTAACGTAACTGTTTTGGTACAAGAGGTTGTTGATACTTTTGGGTGGTATCCGGGCGCAAGACTGGTTGCGATATTTGAAGGAAAGGGGCCTATTAGGGATAGTTGGCAATTAAATCCACAATACGCAGAAACGAAGTTAGTTATAACGCATCCAAATGAGAATTCCATGATTTGTCAAATTATAACTGAAGACTTTGTTTTACTGACAATTGAGCTAATTGATTGCTTTATTACTAATACAAATGCAACTTGGGTGAGCCTGTCGGATAATTCTGTTTCTGACTCTACTAAACCATATATTGTCGGAAAATCCACTCGTGTTGAAACACCCGTAAAAATCCTGTTTACTCAGGATGATCTGGAAGATCGGCAGTTTTTTAAGTATCGAAAGGAAACATCTATCGTTGAGGGCCAAGTGAATGGCTATATGTATGCTTATTCGGAATTTGTGCCCTCATTGAAAGACGTTGTGAAGTGGAACGACCAAGAAATAATCGTTAGCGCTGTTGATCCAATTCAACCGATAGATTGCCCTATTCTGTATTTTATTGAGTTTAAGTCGTAATGTTAGCACAAAGACAAGCAAAAAAGGAACTGTTGGGGTACTTCCAAGATAATTGGACTGATGCGATGGTTAATGGTTTACCCAATTCAACACCGGTTATTGCAGCAATGGTGTTTGATAATGATGGTGAAACTTATACGCCTAGTGTGCATTATCAAAATATTGAGAAAAGAACAAAAATACCCGCAGGTGAGCATTTTGCATTAATAAACATCTTAAACTTGAATTCACCTCAACGATCGTTGCCCGGTGGTCGTGCCAACGGCGAAGGCGTAAAGTTTACAACTTCTGGTATATGTATCATTCGATTATTTTTTTCAAAAGGAAATTACAGTACGGAAGAAGAAGATTTTCTGTCCGCCGTCGCTCACGAAATGTTTGTTGGGAAATCCAGTGAAAACATCTGGTTTCGCAACGCTACCATAAAAGAAATGCCCGCCGAAGAAACCCACTTCCGTTCTAACATTGACTTTACTTACGAGTTTGATACACACGTTAGGTGTCCAACCATTTAAGGAACCGAAATCATGACCTGCGAAACCAGAAAAATTGACTCAAATATTGTCGGCTTGTCTTACGCAGAAGAGGCATGTCTTGGTGTTCTGCCTGGAACTATTGAACAAGACGGCGTTTGGTATCCCCTTGACCCGAACGATTACAGCGACTTCGGTGCTGAGATTGCATTGACAGCTAGGAACACGATCAATGCGTCACGACAACAACGCAAGGGCGTCGTGACCGATTTAGACGCCTCTGGTGGTTTCTCTCAAGACCTCACGCAGAGCAACCTCACACGACTAATGCAGGGGTTCTTTTTTGCAGATGCCCGCGAACGGGTGAGCAATTCACCGCTCAACGGCGCGGCAGCATCAACGGTCGCTATCGCTGACATTGAAGGTTCGGGCATCGTCAATGTTGCGGTAGGAAAAGGCAGTGAGTACGAAGTCGGAATGTTGGTGAAGCTGTCCGGGTTCGTACTCCCGGCAAACAACATTGCCCTGGCTCGTATCACTGCAATTGCAACTGACGAGTTGACCTTGTCTGTCACGACCACAGCCATTGAAGCCTACACTGTGGGCACGATGGAAATTGTCGGCTACCAGTATGGTACAGGCGACCTTGCAACCGTCTTCTCTGCTAATGTTCTCACACTGACCAGCACTGTTGGTTTCAGCGCACAAGACTATCAAGTTGGTGAATGGATCTTTGTTGGTGGTGACGCCACCGCAACGAAATTTGCTCTTGGTGGTGGCACGCCTGCTGAGAACGCACCAGGCTACGCTCGAATCGAAGCGGTCGCCGCGAACACGCTCACGCTCAAAGAACCTACTTGGACACCGCTGACCGATGCTGGCACCGGCAAAACGGTTCAGATTTTCTTTGGCAAGTATTTGCGGAATGAGGCTGCTGCTAATATTGTGACACGGTCTTATCAGCTTGAACGAACATTGGGTAGTGACGCTAACGGTGTTCAGTCTGAAGTGTTGGTTGGTGCGATCGCCAATGAGTTTACTTTGAATGTTTCCAGCGCTGACAAACTCATGTGCGATCTTTCGTTCGTTGGGATTGACAACCAACTGCGAGACGGAACCACAGGTGTTAAAACGGGCAATCGGAATGCCACTTTACCTGTTGAGGACGCATATAACACTTCTAGCGACGTCTATCAGCAACGTCTCTATGTTCATGGTGTTGGCCCTACACCGGTGTCGTTGTTTGCTTACGTTACGGAAGCAACAATCAATATTAATAATAACGCGACAGGGCGAAAAGCGATCGGTACGCTTGGTTCGTTCGCTGTTTCGGTTGGTGACTTTTCAGTCAGCGGAAGTCTTGAAGTTTACTTTGCAACAGTCGCTGCTGTTTCTGCTGTTAAAGCCAACAGCGATGTTGGTTACAACTTGATTGTTGCCGACAATAATGCAGGATTCGTTTACGACATTCCCCTCTTGTCTTTGGGTGGCGGGCGCGTGACCGTCGAAAAAGATGAACCTATTATGTTGCCTCTTGAAAAGCAGGCAGCACAGAACGCTAACGGTTATACAATGTCAGCAACATACTTCTCGTATTTGCCTGCCGCTGCAATGCCCGCTTAGCATAACATTGGAGTCTTGAAGATATGTCTTTGAAGAAAGCGTTCGGCACAAATAAACAAAGTATTGAGGAAGGCGTATGGGTAGAACTTTGTGAGAATGAAGACGGAACAACTTGTCGCCTTCGTATTAAGAGGATGGGGCAGCAAACTCCTGAGTTCATGAAGCAGATAGCTAACCATCGAAAAGCCTTTTCTGCTGATCATTTCAGCGCAGCAAAGATTGATCAGCAACAGGCTTCAATGATCCGTGTTATAGCTAAGACAATTATTGTTGGCTGGGAGAATGTCGAAGACTGGCGAGTGTCTGAGGAAACAGATAGTTTTCCGGGATCGGAAACGTCACGTCCGAAGTACATGGAATACACATCTGAGAACGCAGAAATTATGTTAATTGAATTCCCCGATTTGCTGGAATTAATTACAGAGCAAGCCACAGACCTAGAAACTTTCCAAGATAAGGATATTGAAATAAAAAACTAATAGAGTTCTTTGAATACACGATGGCATTTAAGCCCGGTGTCGCAGATCAGATTAGAAAACAAGCAGAGCGGTCGGGGCAGCCAATTCCTGACCGCATTCTTAATGCGCCACAACTATCAGTGTGTTTGGAGTTCTTCTTCGATTCCTTTTGGAAGCTATCTAGTTGCCGACCATCAGGAATGGGACCGGGGCCAATACCGGTAACAGCGATCTTGGAATATGGGCGATTTCACAATTGCGATAATGAATTGATGAATGATTTAATCGAGTATGTAATGATGCTTGATCAGCTTTACTTGACCCGAGAGAACAAGAAAGCTAAGGATAAGAAATGACTTTCGAGTTGTTACCCGCTGCAATGAAAAAATTGCAAGAGAATATCCCTAAAGAAGTTAATAAAGCAACTCAAAAGGTTGCTGAGGTCATTCTTTATACCGCTGCCGAAAATACCCCTGTTGATACCAGTAAAGCACTATCAAACTGGATAGTTAGTTTGAATTCACCAGCGAATTCTTACATTTTACCCAAGGTGCCGGGGCTCGATGGCTCTACCAAATACGCATCGCTTGCAATCGTCATCCGTGAGGCGAGAGCCATAATGAGTAACAGGCGAATAGGCGTCGATATCCATGTGGGTAATATCGCCCCTTATATCGACGAGTTAAATAACGGTAAGTCAAAGCGTGCGCCTGCGGGATTTGTTCAAAAGGCTACCTTGGCAGGTATCCAACAACAAAATGCAACTAAATTGGATTTGCGTAATGGCATTTGATATTGTTGTTAGAGATAGAATACAACAAAGCATCGTAACCAAAATCGGTAAGATTAAGGTTGAGGCAAAATCAACCGTTACGTGGGTTACGCGATTGCGAGCGCAGTTAAATGGCTTAGGCGCTCGTACCGGGTTGACTGGATTGAGCGGTCAGTTAAACAAAATCGGCAGCAACTTACGCAGAACTAATAGACAAATCACGTTAATGAGTAGCGGGTTTACCCGTGCTGCTAACGCAGGTCGTAGGCTCTTGTCTGGTGCTTTGCTGTTATCAGCGGCAGATGGTTTTCTTGACTCTCTTGACGCTTTTCAGAACATTCAAAATAGACTTAAAGGTGTATCTGAAGTAGTTGACTTTAGAGGTATAAGAAATGCTACTGCATCGCAAGAACGATTGAACGAAGTGACACGGCAATTATTTGACGTCGCTAATCGTGCGCGTGTCCCTGTTTCCGAGTTAGCTAAAACATACAGGCGTTTAGATATAGCACTCAATAACGTCGGTGCAAGCCAACAAGAGTCAATTCGAATAACAGAAACCGTTTCCAAGTTACTTTCATTGTCTGGTGCAAATGCTGGTGAAGCTGCGTCGTCCTTATTGCAGTTGAGTCAAGCTTTCAACAAAGGTAAGCTCGACGGTGACGAATTTCGTTCTGTTGCCGAATTGATGCCTAGTGCGATCGCTGCAATTTCAGATGTATTGCGAAACAAATTAGGTGGTAGTTTTACCAACATCTATGACGCCGCAGAAAAAGGTTTAATTACCATTGAAGTTATGCGTAAAGCTTTTGCTAACTTGGCGAAACAGGTAGATGATGACTTTACAAGACTACCTCGAACGATTGGACAAGCGTTCACACAATTAATTAATGAGATAACAAAGGCTTTTGGATCGTCCGCCAATGCCGGTAGTTTTCTTAGTCAGATAATTAATTTCATTGATTGGATTAAAAACAATCTGCCCACAGTTGTTCAACTAATGAAATCGTTTGTTGCTGTGATGGCGGTGCAAACTATTGGATTGTTTGTATCTCAGTTAGGTTCTGTTAGCGGTTGGTTAAACTTGATTGCTCAGGGCGTTTCTGGTTTAATTGGCTATTTTACGTTTTGGTCCGATCAGATTAAAGTAAGCACAGATGGATTAGTTACGCTCCAAGACGTGTTTGTGTCCTTGTATCGAAAAGTTAGGGAATGGTTGAGTACGGGTAAAGGATTTTTCGGATCGATCTTTAGTGCTGAAGGCGCACAAACCGCATGGGGCTGGGTTATGTGGTTATTTGATAACGTCCGACAAGGTATTTACATGTTGGCATCAGCATTCTACTCAGTGTACCAAACTATTGTAGATTTAGGATGGGATAAGATTTGGGATTTCAATCTTGAAGCTCAAGATGCAGCGTTTCAATGGTTGGTAAATAAATTTATTGATTTTACTGAATGGCTACTTGGTTTATTTGAACGAACACTTAACCGCATAAGTTCGATGGTCTTTACTGGATTAAAGAATTTAGCTGAAAGCTTGAGTAGATTTGTTAAAAAAATTCCTTTGGTTGGACAAGCTTTAGGCGAACTCGACGATCAAGCGGCTTCTTTGTTTGGCACACTTGCTTTTCAAGATACATTTGATTTTACAGATCCTGAAAGCGACCTCATTAAATTTTTGGAGAGTTACCGTAAGGAGTTGAAAGATATTACGCCAATATGGCAAGAAATATTTAACACCGAAAATTTGGAAACAGGCCAACAGTCGGGATTATTGGAGAGGCATTTTCGCGAGGGTTTTAACGCATTGGAGTTACAATAT